GATATATTGTTAGTCCAACATATCAACCAATCAAGATCGGGAGTATTATAAAATAAATTTGATATCTTGTCAGCACGATGCTCGAATCCAGGAGGTATTGTTCCTACCTTAGCCGGAAGGCTTTGAATATCTTTCATAGACTTCCTAAATTCCACAGAGTTTAAAGAAGTAACTACTGCTTTTCCTTTATGTATCAATTCATTATAGCCTAACTTTAAATGATTAGTGTAGTTCATTTTATACCTGATCCAAATTGGTTGGGCTGACCAATAACCCCATTACAAGGGTCCATGTTATTTTCCTCTATGACCGACTCCCAACCAGTTATGTTATCCCCAAACTCAACTTCACCAGATTGAAAATCTCCAAAATTTCCAGTTCGGGATTCAACTAGGTTAAGAGTTATATCTATCTTTTTAGGGGTTAGCGTAGCGACATCATGACCCGCTTGTTCATTAATATTGATTGAGTAATCTTGTAATAGACATGGAACATTATTATACATTGCTCCGTGAGTCAATCTAACAATAGGAGGACCAAAGGTAGTATTGTCTGACCTGTTCAAAACAGAACCTCTAATGAGGTTTAACCAGAAATAAACTAAGTTTATGGTAGAATCTAACTTTGCTACGTTAGCCGCAGCATTAAACTCAGGTTGACCAAACTCTCTTTTAACAGAATTAAGAAGGTTGTCTAGAAATTCATTTCTACCTAAACCAGATATTTTCCTTACATGCTCGTCATAATAAGCTCTTTGTAGTGCTGCGTGATTTCTTCCTACACTCCTTTCTACGTCTGAATCTCCTATCTTTTCACTGGCTTTAAGTTCGTTTACAGCTTGAGCAATCTCACGAGATAAGGGCGTTAGTATTGACGGACCTCCTCCGAACGCTTGAAGTTGTTCTTCTACTTTTTCTACATCTTCATCTGAAACCTCGGACAATTTAAAAGCCGCTATAGAATTTGCGTTATCTGAAAAGAATACTTTTAAATTAGGTTTAAACATGTTATCCATTTCTGGCTCTTCTTCCATCACATGTAAAAGAGATATGCTAAAGTTTACACTTAACTTCCGTGATTCTGCTCCACCATAAGAGAACAACTGTCCTGCTCTTCCAACTAGATTATAAGAATTAAGGTTTGCTCTTCCTCTTTCAGAAATACTAGGATTCTCCAAGAATGGTACAAATGTTCTTATAACCCTGTCCTTACTCTGAGGAAATTCAATGGTCAGATGAGACCTATCAGAAAGACCTCTCTTATGCTTTTTAAGTGCGCCGTTCGTGTATCCCTTAGCGACATCAGATAAAGAATTGTATCCTAAAATTGACATATTATTTTACTGGCTTGGATTTACCGTTTTCTTGTTTTCAGCCATCTTGCGAAGAAGAACATTTTGCTCTCTACGCATCTCCATTACCTCATCCTCACTAATAGCACCTGACATTAAACCTCTTGATCTTGTATAATTAGTTAAGATGGTTAGGGTATTCAATTGCTTAGAAGCCTCTTCCGCTCTCTTTCTATTTTCTTTTTCCTTCTCCATCTTCAAAGACTCTTTATCGGCCTCCGAAGATCCAAGTGTGTTTTTAGCAATATCGATTAGCAACCCGACTGTCGTTCCTATAGCCACTCCAGGAAGACCTCCAGCCATGCCAATGGTAGAACCCATTTGTGTAAAGGACATGTCGTGTCCCGTAGAATCCTCAATGGCTCCAGCAGCAAGTCCAGCACCTATACCCGCTGCTCCAATCTTCATCATTCCCTTCGGCATCATTCCTGAAAACCTGTTTCTACCTCTTCGTTTGTTTGCATACTTTATGCGTTCAAACCTCGACGCATTTTTATTTAATCCAGTCATAGGTGCAAAAAGTCCGGCTCCAGTTCCTAGACCTCCTGCTAACATAAACAGTGATGTACCCAAATTTAGCAACCCAGTATCTATTCCACCTAGTGTACTAAGTATTGCCGTAGCGGTGTTGTCGTAAAAGTTTTTAGCCTTATCTTCTAAGTTTTTAAGGTTAGCAGATTTTTCTGCCATTGTAGCTTTTGCTTCATCGTCTAGCTCAAAATTTTTCTTATTAATCTCAATTAGCTGTTTTAAAGCGATAACCTGCTGAGGTCCTAGTTGTGCTCTAGCTGAAGCAATCTCTAATCCAAACTCTCCGCCAGAAGAATTTATTATTCTTTCCAAGTTTGCAAAGATAGGCTGCATATCCTGCAAACTTAAAGCCTGACCAGATATTACTTTCTGCCTAGATCCTCCTGCTCCTAAAATACGACTTGCAGCTATGTTTTCACTTCCAGGAGATATTATTCCAAATAAAGCTTGCAGACCCGCTTCAATGTTATTTCCTCCTGATCTACCCTTAAGTTCCATAGCGATAGTACCAAAACTATCAACCGCTTGTGGACCAAAGAATGAAGCTTTATCCATTACGGACTTTAAACTGTTTAAAGATTGTATTAGCCTGTCATTGCTAACTCCATACCTATCGCTTACTTCTATATTAGTCTTATTAAGACTTTGGACAGTCTCAGTGTTATGGCCTGTCTGCAATAACAATGCAGAATTCATTTTCCTCTGGCCTTCAATATTTTGACCAGTAGCAACCATCTCTTTGGTCAAGTCTATTACAGCACCGTTATTAACCCTAATGCCTTGCTCAAAGTTTTTGGATATCTCCGTCATCAAAGCGCGATTGCTTATTATTCCTTGATCTAATACATTTGAGTTCTTTTCTAAGGAGGCTTGCAACTTAGAATAAGTTGTTCCCATTTGGGTTATCTTACGGTTAGTCTCATCCATTCTGTTAATGGAATCTCTTAACCGAACCATAGGAGTAGCAAACTGAACTAGGGAGTCTCCTACCCCCTTCAACGCTTGAGTATTGTTTTTACTTAGCCTTTGAGTTACTGGTAGGTTATTGGAGATTGAGTCTATCTGGTCAGCCAATCTTCTAAGGATAGGTCCTATGGATGGGGGTAGATTGGTATTACTCATCTATATCCTTAGTGATTTCAATACTTATCAAGTCAGTCATCTTAGATGTGTTAAAGGTTCTAAAATTATTTTTCCCTAGGAAAGTTCCAATAATAGCCGGGGAATGATAATTACAGGCACTTCTATTCTTGTATAAGTTATTTACCATTAAAGGGAACATCCCCTCACTTAACGACTGAACATCAACTACATTAAGTAGAGCATTGTACCTACTAGATACAAACATGCCATTAGCAGTGCCTCTAGACGATACAACAAGACCGTATCTAAACCACCCTTCATAATTTATCTGGATTAGGTCTCCGGGCTTTAATCCTAAGTAGGAGGTCTCTTTAAGCATATACTGGTAGGGTTCCAAATTAGCAGCAAGAGGTGCAGTAAGACTTCTGTTCATTGTAACAATTTAGTATTTATCCAGAATTTATCCTTAAACCAACCGAAGGACATCTATTACATATTTATATATTATGAGTAACCTTGAAGAAGATTTAGTTGAAACAATAGATTTACTGAGCTTCACTTTCTCTAGTGATTTTACAGATAAATGGGGATTTAAATACGGTAAAAGACTTCCAAGTCTACTACAGATGAGGCTATTAAAATGCCTGGATTCAAGAAAGCCTTTGAAACTGAACATACTGTACAAGTTTCTAGTGGTTGATTCTGGATTTAGCCAAGAAGTTGTAGAAAGCTTCCTAACAGATATTGACTACGAGATATATTCACCTATAATATCAGGAACCTTAAAAGAGAGTAAATACTATGACTAATAAAGAAGACCTTACGGATGCAGTATGGAGAGCCAATTACCGAATTAAAAATGATGTAGTTCCTAGCTCCGCTGAGTATGGAGAGTCTGACGGATTCTCCAGCACTGTAGGATTAATCCTTGTTATTATGGCTATCTTAGGATGGATGTCATAATGACTTCTTTTCTTTACTCAGCTTGTCCTTAAGTTCCTTCTGTTCATCTAGACGCTTACATACCGTGTCTTCTGAATTGAATTTTGGACAAGCATCCTTATACTCACACCAGTCACAGAACATATTCTGAGAAGCCCAGAACTCATCCTTCTTCTTCTTTCGAATCATCCAGACTTTATCTAGCTGCTTCTTTTTCCACATATCAATTTGGAATTTAGAGAACTTGACTGATACAAAGTTTCCAGTCACAGGATAATAGTGAGCGCAGAATATTTGGTTGTAAGGAACATCGTAAGTCTCATGGATAGCCCATGCATACCCCTTAAGCTGATTATCGTCCATTAACGTCTTCTTCTTTTTCTCACGCTTGGAAGTCTTATAATCGATAATTAAATATCCACCGTCTGTTCCCTTAACAACCCTGTCGATAATTCCAATAAAGTCGATATCGTTTTTCTTGTCCAGAGGAACTCTTATGGCCTGCTCAGTTGAAACTGTTTCTCCTAACTTGCTGTTCCATATTATGAAATTCTCTAAGCAAGCCTTCATTCTATCGTTTTCCACGAATGGAACTTTGTAAGTAGGTCTCTCTTGTTCGGCTATCTTTAAAAGAGATTTAATATCATTCTCTTTATACCCTACTTCAAATATCTTATGAATGAAGGATCCGAAATTCAAGGCATCCTCATTCTTGGTTCCAAATCCTGGTAATCTTTCTATATATCTCAGTTTGTATTTCCATAGGCACTGATCTATGATGTCACTACGAGAGGCACTAATATTATTTATGAACATTGCAACTGATTCCTACATTAGAAAATACTGTTTAGGTAGGTTCCTATCTAATTATAGGCTTTCTAGTGATGATACCGAACTGGTAGTTCCTTCTTTATTTATTGAAGATGACTACAAGCGTCACATGTCTATCAACCTTGAGACAGGATTATGGAGATGTTTCAAGTCAGGCGAAACCGGAAACTTCGTAAAGCTATACTCCATGCTAGAGAAATGCTCCTACAGGGAAGCATATGAGAAGTTTGTATTTGAAGACTTTATGGCTAGAGGATCCTTTAGTCCTCCTAAAAACTTATCCGAGTTTAATCCGAATACTATTGAATCCAATCTAGACGAAGTTGAAGATTTTGAACTTTGTGAAGATCATCCTTTAGTTGCTAGCAGAATGCTATCAGGGTTCAAGTTCTTTTTAGCTACAAAGGGAAAGTATGAAGGCAGGTTAATTATTCCTTTTATCAACAGGAATAATAAGATGTTTTACTTCCAAGCTAGAGCTACAGGAGATGAGATGCCTAAGTATTTGAACTGCAAGAACCTTAAAAGCTCACAAGTCCTATACCCCTTTGATTACGGCTCGTATGAGCCTCTGTACATCACTGAGGGGGTCTTTGATTGTCTAAGCCTACAGGCAGTAGGGTTAAACTCAACAACGACTCTAAGCTGCTTTACAAGCCGTGAGCAGATGCTTCAGCTTGCTCAGTATCAAGGACCACTCGTATGTGCATTCGACAGTGACGGAGCCGGAATGGAAGGTAGGGAGAAGTTTCTAAAGCTAGCATACTGGGCTAAGAAGGATAATATCAAAACAGTTATTCCACCTAATAACAGAAAGGATTGGAATGAGATCCTAATCAAGGATGGTCCTGATGCTCTCTTAGAAAGCACCAAGAACCTTACAGAGTTAAACTACCTTAGCCTAGCGTTACTAGCGTATGATAAATGATAAATCATTTGACACTATTGTCTGATTTAATGCATTAAACTTAAGCCTAGCGACATAGGTTCCTGTCATAGACCCTAAGTTACCGTTTAATAATTCAGGGTGAGTTTTCAGAGCTTCCGTATCTAAAGTGAATATTACGGTGTTTTCAGAAGTAACATCTACAACACCAGAAGTAGCCGAGTAACCAGACACCTCAATTCTTGAACCAAGATTTCGATCTGTATTCTTCTTAATGATTTCAACCATTGGCTGAGTTACCAAAGACTGCTTAAACAGGTTTAGGATACTTCTGTCGATGTTTGCATTTTCTAAAGTAAATTCATTTATGAACTTTAGGTCAGTCTTGGATCCTAGAACTAATTGATTATTTTCAAGTCTAGTAGAGCACTTGAATAATAAAGGCTCTGTAACGCTAATAAATCTATCGTCTGTTAGAGTGAACTCATTTATTATTGTATCTAGATCTGATCCCGCTACTCTCCTTACCGTCCAGACATCTATGTAATCCCCTGTCTGCTCCACCAGATTATCAATTACGGTATCGCCTGAAAGGTTGAATACTCCAGAAGGAAGTATAGAAGGCTGATTAAGAATCACAGCATACTTACCAGCATCTAGCTTATAAATTCCTGAAGCCGTAGGTCCTGGGTTGTAGTTGCTAGCATCAAAAGCAGAGTCAGATGTCTCAGATGCCGAGTTAGAATAGTTCATAAGAACTAAGCTGGATGCCGTGATCTCACCATCTGATCCAATTACATAATCAGGATATTGGTTACTCGAATCTTTAAATACCGATACAGCACTTATTTGGTAAGGATCCGCATACTGACCATCATTAAGAAAGTATACTATAAGAGCCGTAGGTCCAAGGACGGTAGGTCTCTCATGCCTAGTGGTTACCGGATTGTTATTAATTTCCATTTGAATTATCTAATTTTTTCATCTCTTCAGTATAAAACTGC